GGTGTCAAATGTCATTCCGTACAAGGCATGAACAAATTCATCATCACGAATGGAGGGCATGCCCAAGATGTTACACTCAGGGATGTGGAGGAGAGCAAGTTCTAGGGATTGCTGGAGAGTCGACCCATGGGAAAGAACGGCAGCTTCAAAGTATTTCTCTAGGAAGCGACTAGCGCCTCTGACAGACTGGTATTTGGCTGCTGAGTAAATGGCAGGGTCCTGGTGTATAGCTTGGTTGTTCCCGCTGTAGTAGACTTTCTTGGTAAGAAGTTTGCGATAGTCCTGATGAACAACGAGCCTGCCACCAGAATGCCGCGAATAAAGCTTAGAGAGGAACTCAACAGAGCTCCAGTCGCGGGTACAAAAAACACCTTTCACTGTTTGTCCAAGGCCTATGGTCTAGCCGTCCTTGCGATCTGAAGTTAATCGCCGGACCGATGCCGATATGGCCTCGGCAAGGTCTGGCTCAGCTGCAACTAGGACATCGTCTCCCGAAACGTAGAGGCGCACGCGGTGTCGCTGTTCCCAAGGCCTTGAGATCCCTGCCCTTGTCATGTAGTAAAATGCCATCATAGCGGAGTCGAGTGAGTTGCCGACGGTGGTGCGATGGCCGTGGCCGGAGAAGGTAGTGCCTTACAAGTCGAAATAAGCCCAGTCGCGCCATGGTTCTTCATTATCCTTCTTTGTCCGTATGTGGTAATTGAAATCTTTTAAGACGTCCTGGTTCCACGCGGGGGAGTTAACAGTGGGGATGTTGAAGAAGACGCGGTTGCACTTCGTCATGATCATTTGTCTCAAGAGTCGCTGCTGAGAGGGCGGGATGTTGACGGCGTCGAAATACTCCGGGATAACGAGGTCCCAGAATGGATCTTGGGATGCCGCCTAGATCTCGGAGAACTGGCTACTATCAAACGCACTCCCGTCCCAATAGACCAATTTCCAGTGCTCAGGGATGTCCCCGAAGAGGTCGGACATATCGTTGAGGTTTAGGCCACAAACAAACCAGGGACAGTTTTGCTTGAGAACCTACAGGCCGAAGTGAGCGAGCGAATTAGCGAGTCCGGGCATTTTTCTGGAGGGGGTCATGATAGCACGAGGGCGATTGGGTCCGTCATCCCAGAGAGAGTCTGGCTCGTCTGTCTAATACACCTCGCCAGATTTGACGCGGAGTTCGCCAACGAACTTGTCAGGATGTGGCACTGCCTCCACCAACTGGGAAGCGATGTTCTTGGCATAAGAGAGGCACTTATGAGGGTCAAATTTCTCGCAATAGGTAAAAGGGTCTACAGGCACAGGGAAAAGGGGTTTAAAGCTAGCGAAAAAATCTTGAGTCATGTTCTAGAAACGCCTCATCTCTTCAGGTCTTGGAGATAGTCGGCCAGACAGATGGCGGCAGAGAGCAGAAACCCTGTTGGGCAGGGATTGGTGGCTGAATTCCATGTCGGACAGGTCTGATTGCACAGGGAAGTTAGCCCTTGTAACAGTTCTAGATCGGTCGAAATGGTCAGACTCGACATACTTTCTGGTCTGCCGCTCCCATATGAGGGGTTTCTTGTCGCGTTGGGTTAGAGAATACCACTAAGCTACATGGTCTAGTTACTGCTGGCTAGAGGGGTCTGGGACCACCAAAGGGTTGGGCGCCAAGAGGATGTCAATGTCAGGACGCTTGTGTTTGAAGTAACCTGCAGCTGGCTGCGTGTTGAGCTTGTGGGCGGCATTTTTCTTCTGCTTCTTCTTC